ACTACTAAATGATTATCATGTATAGTACAAAACTTTGCTGTCTTAGAACCACTAATTGTTATTTGACTAACGAAATAAGTTCTAGATGATAATGCACTTCCTGTACCTGTCATTTTAAATAAGAAAGGTTTATTATTACCACTCTTATCTGTTATAACTAATTCACCATAATCTGATAAACCTTCAAATAATGCAAACTCACATTGCCCTACAGAGGTTAAACTTAATTCACTACGACCTGAAAAGGTACTAAAATTATCACCAGCAGAATCTACACTAGATTTATTTATTTGTAAATAACTTGTACCATCTTGACTAAAAAATATATCATCACCAGATACAACTACAGCACCGTCAGCATAAACTTCAATACCTTCTATATCATTTGAGCTATTAGGTCTAACAGCACTACCACCACCGAATACACTAAAGCCATTTATTCTTCTATAACCACCCTCAATAGATACTTCAAAGTTTCTTAACTTTGTTGCAACTCCCGGAGTTCTTAATAGTTCTAAAGAGTTTGTAGACTTATTTAGTCCACCACTTAATGATACTGAAAAGGGTTGACCTGCTGCCACTAGAAGTATCTCCTATCATCTGTCATATATTTTGGCTGTGGGTTAATTAAATTACTTTTCATAACTCTTACTGCTTTTTTATAATCATCTAATGCAAAAGCAGCTTGTTGTAAATTATCTTTAAATTGATGTACATAGTATCTAGCTTTTGCAGTCAATACATTTTTATATTGGTCTGGCATTACTATTGTATCACTAAAAGCTGATAAAGCTGTAGGTTTTTCAAAGGCATAAAAATGCACATTATAAACTTTATCTGGTATTGGGCTAAGTCCAAACTTTCTATGGTCTGGACTTTTATATACATATTTAGGTTCACCATAATTTTGTGTATCAGCATCATCTGCATTTTCTGCATCTCTATAATATCTTTTCCAATCTGTAAGTGTTAAATATTTTAACCCTGTAGATGTATATGGAGCTGACTCACCACTTACATTAATAGTAGTAATATAAAAATCATCCCAATCAACTGCAGCATAATCTGTAGTTATACTGGAACTACCATCTTTTAATGTATACCATCTTTGTCCTGCTACAGTAGCGACAGTTACATTACCATAAAAAGGGTCTGTACTTCCACTTACTCCAGCACTAAAAAATGGTAACTGAGGTTCATCATTTGCTAAATCAAAGAGTGCTCTGTTTAAAGCATCTTTTACAAATGATTGAATACCTATTGCAGAATCAAAGTTTGCTGATGTTACTACAACTTCGTTTAGTTCTCGAAGAACTTCGTTAGTTAATTCTAAATATGTTGTTGCCATTATTTTTTGCCTTTAGCTTTTTTCTTTGCTGTCATACTTAAATCTTTAAAATGATATAATCTTTTACTTGTTTTAGTATGTGTTTTATTAGAGTGTAATTGACCATTAGGCATTTTGTGTGTATTACCTTTAAATTCAGTACCATCTCTAAAATAATGTTTTACTCCTTTAGCCATAATTATATTCCTTTATTAATTTTAATTAGGTTTTGCTACTTTACCACCATCAGCATACATAGGTCTGTTATTAACCTCTTTACCTTTATTCATCATTTTTCTTTTCTTTTGCATTGGCATCAAACCATCACGCATATTTTTTCTTTCGTACATTACTTATCCCCTTTGTTTTTTTCTTTTAAACTTTCATTGTAACCAACCATTTCTCGACATTTATTTTCTTTGTCTTGAATAGTTTTGTAATAACTTATTTGTCCTTCCATTTTATCTCCTTAAAAAGTGGAGGAGTCCGAAGACTCCCCCGATTGATTATTAATCAATTCCGTAGAAAGCTGATACTAGAGCTTCTGGTCTTAAAACCTTTGCTCCGTATACATGCAATCCTCTAACTATATCACCAAAAGATGTTGGGTCTCTTAATGTTTCTGTTGAAATAATAGTTTGAGCAGTTGCAGTAGATGAAATGTGTCCACCTAAACATTTACCAGCAGCATTAGATGTACTTGCAATGTTGTTAGATTTGTACATTTCAA